AGGGCTTTGATATCCTTGATATCGCTCAGAACAACCCTAACCGGCTAACCACCGGGAGCTTGCTAAAGCGACCTGCGGCCACCTGGGCTCTGCCCATCGTGGGAACCGAAGGGTCAACGGTAGTTCTTCCTCACGGATTTACGAAAGTTAAGAAATTAATCATGCAAAACATCAAACACCTCTATAAGGTGCTGGTGCCTAGCACGTTAACCTGGTCCTTTCTGGTAAAACAGAGAGTAAAACTAGCGGCGTCGATCCTTCGGGTCGTGCCGTTGGTCTTTGGGCAATTAACAAGTTCCTACGTGAAAGTCGTCTTCGGGTTTGCCTCGAATGTCGCAAAACTGTACCGGCGACAGGGGCCGAGAGGCTGTGCTCTTTATCTGAAAGCCTGCACTGTTGCTTTGCAACAGGCTGCGGGTGGGATGGTGAATCACGGTACTTGGTCCCTGGGTGCTAACATCCGGCGTACTCGCCGGGGCCTGCCTCGGATTATAAATCCTCAACACAGGGTAAGAATCCACTTGGGAGAAGTGGCTGTTATCAGATTTTGGTTAAGCCTCTTCGGCCTCTATCGTGTGATAGAGTTCCCTGGAGCACTGAAACTGAAGACAATCACCAATCCTGGTGTAGATATCTCCTTGTTTATGGAGGAATGGAAATCCTGGGTCCCCACTTTCTACGAGAGAGCTCGGCTGATAACCGATGATCCGTGGAAAGTTGAGGTGAGCAAACTAGCGCCAGTCTCTATCCCTTTTATACAGAAGTGCTCCCCGAACTCGGGGGGCTTTACCTCAGTAATGGGGCTTCTGTGGGATGTCCTGCTCATGGGAGCGCATCCTGGTTTTCATACTGCTGTTACACAGTGGTTAAAAACCGTAGATGGGGTAGAACTTACCTGGGCCTTCAACGGGATACTCAAGGTGCTCGATGCTTGGATCTCACGGAAGTGGGATTCCGAGTTCTCGAACATACGAGATGATCTCCGCCAAGGAAGAGACCAACAGGGGTCTCCCCTAGCTATGGTGGTAAACTGGCAGTCCGGGATGGGTACCACGTGTGGTACTCTTCATCCGTTGCTTCCAATGACCATTGACATGAGGTATCTCCTTAGGTCATGGTACTTGGACCACTATTGGGGGAAACCTCTTTGGTTTGGTCGACTAGCTTTTCTCAAGGAGCCCGGTAAGATCCGGGTGGTGGCCATGGTGTCCCTGATCACCCAGACACTCATGTATCCCATACATGATTGGATATTTGCTAGGTTGCGCCTTATACCCACCGATGGAACCTATGACCAGATAAAGCCTGTAAAGGCACTGATCAAGGCCCTCGGCAAGGATAAATGGATTGCATCCTACGATTTATCGGCGGCGACCGATCGACTTCCTTTGTCGATTCAGGTCGAGCTTCTAAAACCGTTGCTGGGTGACAAATTGGTCTCCCTTTGGGCTTACTTACTTGTGTCCCAACCTTATGGGCTACCTCGGAAAGCGGTTCAATACCGTAATCTGGGGACCGATCGGGTTTGGTACGCGGTAGGACAACCAATGGGTGCCCTGTCATCGTGGGCCATGCTCGCGTTGACGCATCATGCAATTGTACAGCTAGCAGCATCCCGAGCCTATCCAAAGGCGTCAGGATGGTTTGTGCTGTATGCAGTGCTGGGAGACGATGTGGTACTAGGTGACCGCTTCGTTGCCAAGGAGTACCTCTTGATAATGAGAGCTCTCGGCGTAGAAATTGGGCTTGCGAAAAGCTTAGTTTCTTGCACGACCTCTCTTGAGTTCGCCAAGCGAACTTTTATCAAGGGGCAGGATTGCTCTCCCATCTCTCTTGCGGAGGTCATGGTTGCACGCTGCAACCTTGGCTCCTTAGGGGAGTTGGTGGCAAAGAATATGAGATTCGGAGTGATCCGTCTCTCTTCTGTAGCTAAATTCCTTGGTTTCGGATACCGGAACATGGCTCAATTACCAGTTGGGTTAGGTCTCGGTAATCGTTTCTCTAAGGTACTCGCTTATCTCTGTCGTCCGGGCGGTGTGTACCCAATGCCTTTTGAGGCATGGATCACATCGATCGCACCGGGCGGAAAGGACTCAAGTATCATGGACCTTAGAGCGTGGGTCACGGCCTCCGTTCTTTGGGAAACGGTCTTGGGGAATCTCCTGAGACGTTCAGCAAGGATTGCTAAAACTCTCTTCGATGTTACGATGTTCGATGTTGTTGAGGCCACTTTCCTTAAGAAAGATGGTCCAACGGCAAAGAAATCCGCTGACCGAAATGGAGCCGGGAACCGAAAAGGACAAGGTGTCCCTACTAAGTTCTTTAGTGAAGCCTTTGCGGAGTTCTTTCACTTTGAGGTGCTTGCACCTCAGGTTAGGGAATTCTACAAGGAGTGGATCTGCTACCCTTACCAGCTGAAACTCAGACGAAGATTCGAGGTGATCGATGATACCTTAAGGGTACTGGATCCCACAATCCTCCCTGATTGGAGTGGTCTAGAGGAGCTTTGGAAACAAGTCGTAACGGCTGAGGAGGGGATTGAATCCCTCCCCTCAGTAGTGGAGTTTGTTCAGCGTCCAAGTGACGCTAACTCTCCATCAACGGGTCTTATCAACCTGTGGGTGCGACTTCGGACTCTGGCAACTCGAGAGGCCAGGCCAGTCAGTAGCGTAGCTACTCGTTTCTCCGCACGGCGTTTGCCTAAGCGGAGACGGGCTTCTGGATAGTCAGTCCAGGGGCTCGGAAAGCCTAAAGTTGGGTCTGGGTGAGCATGCTCATCCCAGCCCTCCAAATAGACGTGCGCACCTAAGCGCTATCCGGC